GGCCCGCCGCTTGCGCGACGCGCAGCGCCTCGGCCATGGCGGCTGCGTACTGATCCAGCGTCATGCCGGGCAGCAGCGCATCCAGGCCATCGCGGATTTCTGCGAGCGATTGGGCACGCATGACCAGCTCGCGCACCTGGCCGATCCAGCCATCCACGACCGGGGCCAGGTTGCCCGCCAGGCTCGGCTGCATCTGCATGGGTGGCGGCAGCACCCCAGGTGCAGTGAACTGTGCCGTGGCAGCGGCCAGGGCGGCAGGCAGCGCAGCCGGGCCAGCTTGCGGGGGCATGAGCACGGGCTCATTGCCCTGGGCCTGGGGGATGCCCAGGCGCTCGTGCACCCAGGCCACGGGCGGGCGCACACCCATATCGACCAGGCTGGGCAGGCCCTGGCTGAAGGCGGTCAGGTCTTCGCGCTCTTGCGTTTTCAGGCGGAACTGCGGCAGGCGGCGCAGGCCGCCCGGCGCCAGGCCGTTGAGCGAGGCCACCGCAAGCACTAGGTCACGGGTGAGCGTGGTGTTGGCCTGGCGGATGTCGCCGTCGCGCAAATCCTTGCGCACCTCGTTGTGGACGTTGCCGAGGGCGTTGGTACTGGCCTGGCCGTCCGCGCCACTGGTCAGAGTACCGCCGAGGATCACCTTGGACTGGTTGCGCTCGCACCAGTCGATCATGGCCTGGAACGCCTTGGGGTCGCCAGGGGCCACGTTGTGGAACTCGATCAGCATGCCCTCGGGGATGATGCCGCTGGCGTTGTGGCCGATGGCGGCCAGCGCCCGCAGCAGCGTGGCCTTTTCCTTGTCACTGGCATTGGGTGGGTACTTGCCCAGGCGCAGCACGCCGATCAACTCCAGGAACTCGGCCAGATCACCGACGCTGTAGTTTTTGAACAGGTACGTCCACACGAGCTGGCGGAACAGCGCCGCCCGCTCCAGGTAGCCGCTCTTGGCCTTGTGGACGTGGGTGATCCAGCCGAAGGGTGTGAGCGGGTCGCCCATAACGCCATCTACCGTGTTGTTGGAGCGCAGGCGCAGCTCCTGCCGATAGCCACGGTGCAGCGAGAACCAGGACTGCGGGCGGTGCGTGATGGTCTTGGGCACCCAGTAACCCTCCACGCGGTGCCATTCGATCTCCAGGCACGCGAAGCCTTTGCCGATGGCGTCTGTGAGGTCGAAGACCATGTCCTCGAAGTCGGGCACCTCCATGAGCAACTCACCGAGCTGGGCGGCGATCTTCTTCTCGGCCGCGTCGGCGCCCTCGGGCGGGACCACGTCCCAGTCGAGAACGCAGGCACGGCGGCGCTTGCCCATCTCGGCGGCGATGTGGCCGTCCTTTTCCTCCATGTCCTCGAAGAGCTCGAACTGGGCGACCAGGTCGCCGTTCTCTGCGGCGTCGAGGATTTTGGCGAGGCGCGAGGGCGTGAGGCCGCGCGTGGGGTGGCTCTGCAGCTCGCGCTGCAAGTGCAGAAGCCGCGATGTTTGCGGCTCCTGCAGGTCGGGCATGGTGATGGGCTGGCCGTCCGGGCCGAGGATGCGAGAAGTTGCCATGGGGTGCTACCAGGATGCGCGCGGTTCGATCAGTCGGAGGTAGTCCTCGTCCTGCTCGCCTTCCGCGCCGTGGTTGTCATAGCCGCGCGGGAGCGACGGCGTGGGAGTCCAATCAAGGGGAGCAGCGGGGTTGCTGCCCGCATGCAGCGCCAGGGCTAGCGCCCAGAAGCGATCGGCGTGGCCGTTGACCTTGGTGCTGTCGTCGCCATCGGCAACGAAGCGGACATTGCCCGCCGATGTGGTGGTTTTCTGAATCTTGCGCAGGTCGGCGCGGATTTTTGGGTCTTCGGGGATGCGGACCTGGCGATCCTCCATGGCGCCCTTGAGAGGGTAGGCCAGCGCCTCCTTCACCGGGCCGGAGAAGTTCACGGCCTCCACGCGGTTCTTGCCGAACTTGTCCTGGGCGTCATCGGACCAGCCGATGCCCAAACCCGTGGCGTCTATGCAGATGCGGTCGCAGATAGCGAACCAGGGCCACAGAATGGCCTCCTGGGCACTCTTGCGCATCTTCTCCATCACCTCGACGTGGCGCGTGTAGAACACGTCGCCGAGCAACTCGACCACCCACAACACGGTCAAGTCCTTCTTGCGGCCAATGTCCACACCCGCGAACAGGCGCCCCTGGAAAGGCCCCTGCAGACCGCGCTGCCAGTCGGTGCCGCCCGAGTACTCGCAGGCCGTGATGAGGCCGTATTCCAGGAACTTGGCATCGTCGTCGGCCGGAATGCACTGGTATTCCTGGTCGAAAGATTCCTCGTCTGCTGCGCCCGACTTCACAAAGTCGAAGTACTCGGCCTCGTCCATGGCCTGCTGCTCGGCGTCGGCGGGTAGCGCCTGCTGCAGCTTGAACAGAAAGCCCTGTTCCAGCGCGTCCTGCAAGGTGACACGGTGCAGGCTGAGCTTCTTCGGGTTGCCGCCGTGGCGTGCCTCGCGCACCAGGTTGTTGAAGAAGCTGTAGGAGCCGCGATGCGTGCTCACGATCTCCATGTTGCCGCCCCAGGTGATACCTGGATAGGCAATGGCCCACATCTTGCGCTGATCGCGGTGGATGGCGAATTCGTCCAGGATGCGGCTACCCCGCTTGCCCGCCTGTGCATCGGGGTTACTGCTCATGCTGTGGATGCGCCGCCCGCTGGCGAACTGCAGCACATAGGCGCTCAGCTTCTTGTCCGCATCCAGCACCACCTCGCCCAAGTCCTTGGCGGCCATGCCCATGATGCCCGCCCACAGCTTGCAGTCTTCAATGAAGAGGCGTGCCTGGATGTCGTCGCGGCTGCTCACCCATTCGTCAAAGCGCGCGCCCTGAGCAGCGGCACGCTCATCTGCGCCATAGGCGGTAGACCAACTGATGCCGATCTGCCGTGACTTCTCCATCAGCTTCAGGCGCGATTCGTCCTTGATCCACTTGGCCTGGAACGGCAGAAAGATCGCATCGCGATCTTCTGGAATGCACTTTGCGCGTCCTTTGAGCTGTGCCATCAGACGATCCCCAGCGCCTCACGGATTTTGGCCTTGGTGTCCGCTGTCACGCCGCCCTTGATGGGCATGGCTTCGAGCTTGGCGCGCTGCTCGGCCAGCAACTCTTCGCGGGCCTCCTGCCGAATGGCCAGGCGCTCCTGCCGGTCCACCCGGCGCGCGGCGATCACGTCCTTGGCGGCGCGGGCCAGCTTGCGCACGGTTTCCACATCCACCTCGCCTTCACCGGCTGCGGTCAGCGCGACCTGGTTGGTCAACGTGGTGATGGTCTGCACCAGCAGCGCGCCAGCCTTGTCGTCGGGGTTCTCGCCCAGCTCCGAGACCACAAGGCTGGCAATGGCTTGTTGCTCGCGCATGCCCTTGACCAGTTCCTCGTAGCCCTGGCGGTGCCGGTGGATAGCGCTGCGGCTGACCTCGGCGTTTGGGAACCGCTCCCGCATGGCGACGAGCAGCTCGTCGAGCGTGTGGCGGTCCTCGCGCAGGAGCTTTTCGAGGTGCTTGCGGGCCTCGGGCTCCAGGCGCTTGATGGTGGACTTGCGGCCCATGGGTCAGGCCCCCGGCCGCTTGACACCTGGCACCACCGCCCGGCCCGCGCCCACGTCGGCACCGCGCGTGGTGAGCGTGGCCACGTAGACGCCCTCCGCGTCATCGACCTTGACCAGGCCCTGTTCTTGCAGCCAGGCCAGATCGCCCTTGACCTGGTCGGCACTGGGCTCATGGCCGAACTTGCCCAGCAAGGTGGTGAGCAGAAAGGAGTTGGTGCGGTAGCCCGGCATATCGGCCAGCACACGCAGGATGACAAGGCGGCGGTCTTCCGCCAGGAAGGTGGCAAAGTTGCTCATTTTTGGTTCAGCAGGTAGTTCTCGACGCGGTCCACGCTTTTAGCGACCGGCTCTATGCGGGCAGCTACCGTGTCGATGGAGCCGCGCAGGCTGGCGACCGTGGCCACCAGTTCGTGCAACTGCGCCTGGCTGGGCACCTGGGCCATCTGGGCTTCCAGCGTGGTCAGGCGCGTGCGCAGCTCCAGCAGCTCGGCAGCGCTGGCGGACTGGCGGCCGATGAACCAGGCATAGACGCCGATAACGGAAACGACGAGCCAGCGCACGGCCTCGAAACTGAATGTCATGTCGGTGAAGCTCATCGGGCTCTCGCTCCCTTCTTGGTTTTCTCGGCGCGCGCCTGGCACGCCACACAGAACTGGCACCCCGGCTGCGCCGTGCGCCGCTCTTCGGGGATGGGCTCGCCGCAGTCCCCGCACTCCTGCGCGGACACAGCGCCCAGGCCCTTGCGGGCGTGGCGCGCGTGGTCTCTCAGGGCATCGGCGAGCAGTTCGGCCTCACGCGTCTGGGCGCGGTCGATGTCATCGGTCAACGCAGGCCCTCCGTGTCGAACCAGTTCAAAAGGTCCGTCATGCGGCCAGCGCACAGGCCGTACAGGTCGTACATGGACTTCAGTTCAAGGGCTACCGGGTCCACTTGCAGCCCGCGTGGGGCTGGCGGGGGTGCCGGGCAGCGCACCGCGTATTCCGCTGGCGGCTGCTTCTGCAGCCCGGTCGCGGGCGCCTTGGAGGCCGCGCACGACGTCAGGAGGGAACACGCAATCAGCGCGCTCAGGAGCAGTAGTGGTGAGCGCATCGGCGATCTCCGTGGTGGTTTGGGTGTTGGCCTTGTCGAGCTGGGCCAGTGCGGTGCGCATGCCCTTGTTGGCAGCGCCTGAGCGCTTGACCAGGTCGGCGTGGGCGGCGATCTGCTCGGTGATCGTT